CGCCGTCGTGCCGGTGTCCCACGTATAGTCGATAGCTACAGGCCCCGCAGCGCCGGTCGAGCCAGTCGATCCGGTCGCGCCGGTCGCACCCGTCGCACCCGTTGCGCCGGTCGCACCTTGATCGCCCGTGCGATAAAACGACACCAGCAGCTGATCGCCGTTGTTGAGCGCTGTCGGCGCCGTGATGTTGGTGACGTTGAACGTCAGCCAGGTCGTATTGTCGGTAACGGCGCTCGTCACGTCGAACACGGCGACGGTGACGCCCGTCGTTTGCTTGCGGATGACGAGCTGGCCGCGGTGGGCCGAGGTCGTCGAATCGTCCCACGTGTTGACCCATCCCGAAACGTTGGGGTTGCCGGCCTCGGCCGTCGTCGGGGCAATTGCGATCTGCGTCGCGCTGCCGATCGCCGCGGTGTTGAAACGCAACCCGCCCGCGGACGGCGCGGCCATCGTCGTGGTCGAGTCATAGGTGTATTTGATGCCGCCGTCAGACCCGGCCGATCCGGTCGCGCCCGTCGCACCCGTCGCACCCGTTGCGCCAGTCGCACCCGTCGCACCCGTCGCGCCGGTCGGCCCTTGCAGCGACACGCCCGCAGGCCATGCCCCGGCCGCCTTCGGACCGTACATGATCTTAGCCGCCGGATCATACGCATAATCGCCATCGATCCCCGTGCCGCTGGACGGCGCCCCGCTGGTCGTTAGGATCGTCTTCACGCTCGACGACGCGCCCGCGAACAGAGCCAGGTCGTAGATGATGACATAATGCACGTAAACGTTCTTGACGCGGTTCTCGGTGATCGTCGGAGAGCTGGCGTCGGTGTAGTACAGTCCAGGCGGCGAGATGAAGGAGTTAAAGGCGCTACCGGTAGCTGCCGTTGTCGTCGAGCTTGGAAAGTTCTGAATGTTATGCGCGTGCGACTTCACGGCGTCGTTCTGGAACGAGCCGACATGATCGCCGACCGCGCCACCAGTCTTGAGCGCATAGCGGAGGTTGACCGTGCCGCCCGAGGTATAGGTGCCGGCGAAAACCGAGCCGTTGAGGTCGAACGTCGTCGAACTCTGGACGGTTATGGTCCAGTTGCCGTTGGCCGCGGTCGCGCCGACGACGCCAGAAATGGTAACGCGGTTTCCGCTTTCGAGTTTTGCTGTGCTGGCCACCGTGATGCGGCAGACGCCCGCCCCGTTGTTCGTGACGTTGGTCACCGCCAGCGTCGTCGTCGCGTCGGGATCGACGCCCGCGCCGTTGTTCCAACCTCGCGGGACGTAGCCGCGACGGTCCGGAATGTTGAACGTGGTCGCGCCGTCGCCCGCGCCGTAGGTCGTGCCGATGACCGAGAACAGATCGGCATAGGTCGTGCGCGATTTCGCCGAGCCGTCGCACGTCCACGTGCCAGCCCATGGCGTCTCAGACGGACACTCAATGATCTGCCCGAGACGCATCAGGCCGCCGGTAATCCGGCTATCGAGCATACTGGACGTGATCAGGCCGGAAGCGTAGCCCGTGCGCGAGAACGCGACAGACTTCCACGCGTTGGCGCCGTTGCTTGCCAGCGTGATCGCGTCGCCGGTCGCCGTCAGCGCGACCGACGCGGCGCCGTTGAGCAGATCGCCGCCGGTGCCGATCAGGGTAAGGTTGTTCGAGCTGCCCTTGCGGATCGCGGTGAACGTTTTCCCGTTGCCGGCAGCGAGTGCGGTCGGGATCACGACGCTGATATTGCCGCCCGCGGTGTCGAATTCCTTCGCCGTCCCGTAATCAGCCGGGACCACGGTGTAGGTCGTGGACGCTACGGCCGCGATCGACACATTCCAGAGCCCGTCACCCGTGCTGCCACCAACAGCAGCGCCCTTCACGTTGTCGTGGCTCGCGAGCGTAACCCCGAGCGCATCCTTCAGCGTCACCTTGTAGGCAGCCGTGCCGGTGTAGATCAGCACCTTGTTGCCGCCGGAGGAGGGATAGCCGCTCGCGTCGGTCGTGATCGAGACGCCGAGCGAGCTCGTCAGCCCCGAGTCGGAATAGACCGTCTTGGGCGTCGAGGTGCCAGCGTCATAGAACTCGATCGACCCACCCGACACCGGGTTGTCGTTCGCATCGGTCAGCCGCCAGCCCGGAGGAAAGACGGCAACGGAATCGGTCATGTCTATTGGGTGTCCTGAGACGGACGCGCACTAGCCGCAGCGCCGCCGGCCATCAGACCGGCCAAGCCATAGCGACGGAGGATTTCTATGACGTATTCGGACATGGTTCCGTCATTACGGGATGCGACTTGACCATGCCCACCGTTGTTCGCCTCGGCACTCGCTGTCTTTGAGGCAAGCGCAGGTTGCGCTGTTCGCAAGTCCGCCGGAAGTTCAACAAGATCGCCAAGGCGGCCCGTTTTCGCTCCAGACTTGCCGCTCGCAAGAGCCGGGTCTAGTGCCTGCCAGATTTCCGGCTTTAGCGTGGTTGTCGACGTGTCGACCCATGTCATCGGTTTCGACCCCGGAGCGACACCGCCGAATGTCTCCGGGTGTCCCCACCCGGTTGCTTTCCACACGCGGTCTTGAAGCTCCGGCGAGCCCATCCCGTGCTTGCGCCAGATATCTTGCGCGACTTGCAATGCTTCTTTCGAGCCGGGCGCACCAGGGGCGATCCGCCCCGCCTCCTGCAATCGGCGAGCCCCGGACGGCCCGATGAACGCATATAATTCCATCCCTGGAGTCGGCTTTGAAAACGCCGCCCGCCCGAGTCCACCCGTCATCATCGCCAGATAGCCGTCTGAGAGCGCGTTCATCGCAGACTGAGGACGGCGACGGAACGGCGATCCCTCGTCTTCCGCGCTTTCTGCAACGACGGTGGGGCTCCAGCCCATCAGGGCGTTCTCGTTGGCCATGCTATTTCCGCTGCTTGTCGTCGTCGCGCTTGTTCGCGTAGTTCGCGAGATAGGACGCCCGGAGCGCGTTCGAGGCGCGCGCCGGCGACAGACCAACCGACGCCAAGGCATTGCTGCCGACGCCGAGCGCCCGCCCGGCGCCATAGGCTGCCTCGCCCATTAGCCGCGGCGACTGGAACGGCAGCACGGCAAGCATGGCGGGGTTCATCCACGCGGCTCCGAATGCGCTGATGGGCCCGAGCCGAGCAAGCCCGCGCGGCATGGCCGTGTTCAACGATTGTCCCGCGAGCGCCGCCGGGAGGTCAGGCGCATGACGCGCAAGGTCGTCAAGCAGCTTCTCGCGGTAGCCCCAGCTTGTGTTGACGTTATTGCGCATCACGGACTGGAGCTTGCGTAGCGTCGTGTCCGTCGATGCCTTGTCGTTGATCGAGAGCGTGCGACGCATCTCTCCTATGGCATCCGACGCCGCCGAGTAGTCTTTCATCGTCTGGGCGTAGGACGGTACCTGCTTGGTGATCTCAGCCTTGGCCGCCGTATAGACCTCGCTGGCGACGGTGCGCGCCGTCGTGCCCTGTTTGGTGTCTTTCCAGATATCGCCGAGCGCCTGCTTGAGCGCGTCGAGAGCTTCCGCGTTGCGCTCCGCTTTCGGGATTGCCAGGAATTCGTTGTATTTCGTGGTCATCTGGTTGACCACGCTCGCCGCTTCGTCGGACTTCTGAATACCCTTGTATTGCACCATATTCTGGGCGCGATCGAGCGCTTGCCGGATCGGGTCGAAGTTGACCGGCGTCGAGTTTGCGCCCACCGCCGACATGCCAGCCTTGTAGGCGGCCGATCGGTCCTTCCCCATCTGGTTGACGGCGCCCTCGGCCATGTCGACGACCCGCTCGAGCGGAGCGTTGCCGCGCATGTTCTCGACGAACACCTGATTGCCGGTGCGGCCTGCCTTGACAGCCTCGTCAAACGACCGCGCGCCCGCGCCCGTCGTCGCTGAAAGCACATTCGAGACCGTACTGCCAGCCGCGCGTCCGGCGCGGGCGACGTTGGTCAGAGGATCGATAATAGAGCCTGCCGTCTGGGCTATCTGTCCCACCTTACCGACGACGCCAGGACCGCGCACGGCGACGGCGCCGCCGCCGGTCAGGACCATGGCAAAATCGGCCATGACCCCCACGGGATCGGTTGCCAGAGCCTTGCGGACACCGGCCGCAGACCCGTACCTTTCCTTGAGGTGCGCCGCGAGCGCTTCGACGACGGCTTCGCGCTTCTGCTTTTCGGCAGGGTCTTGCTCCACACCGAGTGCGCCAGCCGCCTTGGACGCCAGTCCCTTGCCGAGGTCGGCGACTGCGTTCGCCGTGTCGATCGGGTGCAGGATCGGCTGCACCAAGTCTTTCGCGAACTTGGCCGCACTCGACGGGAGGTTGGAAATCGCTTGCCCCGGCACGTCCGACCATGACGGGTCGAATGGGTCGCCTTCGACGGGCTTGAGCGTGAGGCCGCTGGATGGCTTGGCCGTTGGGGCCGGCGCCGCGGCCGGCTGTTGCTGCGGTGCCGTTTGTGGCGCGGCTGCGACTAATGCCGGGGGCTGAGCGACTGGCGCTTGAGCGGCCGGCTGCGCCGCTGGCTGAACCGCGGGCGGTTGCGGGATTGTCGATCCGGCAATGCCAGGCGCGGCAAACCGGCGCGGATCGAACGGCGGCTGCAGCTCCTTTGGCGCGGGGCGCGCTGGTTGTGCCGGTCGCTCGGCGGGCGCCGCCTGTTGCGCAGGTTGCCGCCCAAGAGACGGATATGCCTGGGCAAACGCGCGCAAATCAGCATCAAGGGCAGGCGGAAGCCCGGATGGCTGCCCCTGATTGCGGTCAATCTTGTAGTATTCGTCGACCAGATCGCCCCAACGCTCATTGGGTACCCCATGCTTTTGCATGAGGGTTACCCATGCTTTTGTCGCATCGGAGGGGCTAAGCCGGCTGTCAGCGGCGGGCTCTGCGACTACGGCCGAAGACGGCTCTTGAGTGTTCACAGCAGGCGGAGGCGCCACGGGCTGGCGCATTTGCGGAGGCGGTGCTTGCGCGCGGGGTGCGGCGCGTTCCTCCCCCGGCCGCACGATCGGCCCGGGCCGCTGAACCGGCGCTTGCGCCTGCTCGACGAATGGGTCTGCATCAAGTGGGATCAGAAACAACCCTGGCCCAGCCATCAGAAACCACCGATTTCATAGGATTTTCCGTCAGACCCTTTGTGTATCCACTTCCCTGATTTTGGGTCGTACTTGCCGCGGATGAATGTTCCGGGGCGTGCTTTGTCTGGAATATCCCATGCGCCATCCGGCGCCCTGACTGAGCCTTCGACTGGCGGCTCAGTGCCGGGCTTCGCAGGAAATACATTCCGAATAATCGAGGGGAGCTTCTGCTCGACTTCTTGAGCGATTGCTTCAGTGTTTGGCGGGCGCCCCGTTCTGTATGCTTGTTGGGCCAGGTAGTGAGCCAACGCCGTTCGCTCGGCCTCGCGCTTCAGTGCCGGCAGCAAAACCGGCAATGTCGATGGGTCACTGACGATAGTCGCCAAGCCCTTTTGGACGAATTCAACGTCAGAATTCGACATCGGTTTGAGCTTCTGGCCCTCTTGCAGAACGAACTTTTGCGTGAGTGCCTGCAGCAATTCCGCCGGCTGGATTTTGTCGGCGTTCGGAATGCCAGCTTGCGCGCCCATGCGCCGCATTTCGAGGATTTGACTAGCGCCCCATCCAGTCGTCGCATACTGCGACACGCGCTCAAGGTCGCCGATCGTATAGATTGTTCCGCGGGCCTCGCTAAACGCCTTCCCGGCTTCGTCGTAGTTCTTCGGGGCGTTGTGCGTGGCGTAGGCTTTGTCGAACTGGCCTTGTTGTCCGCCGCCGGGAGGAGTCAGGAACGTCGTCTGGCCTGTCCTCGGGTTGTTCCGATAGAGTATTGATCCTTCCGGCGCATGCCCCACAGTCTCGCTCGGCGGCGCGTAGTTCCCCGTGATGACAAACTGCTTGCCCTCCGGCGTGCTCGCGTCGATGCCGAACCGGTGGGCATTCGCCATGCGCCATTCCGGCGTCTGCATCTTGATCTGGTCCAGTTGGGCCATCGACGTAGCCGTGCTTGCGCGAGACGCATCGATCGCCGCCTCAGCCTTGCGCCGCTCGATATCGTCGTTCCGCGTCTGCATTAGAGCGGTTAGGCCGTAGTGCAGCCCTTCCGGGCCGAGCGCGCCGACGAACGGCCGAACCCCAGCGGGAAGGTCTGCCATGTTGGCCGGATTGCTCATGAACGTCTGGTAGCGCTGCTTTGCTTCGGCCCGATCGTCGAGTCGTGCATTCACCTCTCGCGCGTGCAATCCGAACTGGTCCCGCGCCAGTTGGTGTTTCGCCTGCTCATCCATCCCGCGCCGGTACTGGACAAGCGCGTTGGTGATCGGCTCGAAGAAGTTCCCCGGATCGACCTGAGTGGCCTGATAGGCCGGGAGCTGCATCAGTGGCGGCATGCGTCAGCCCTCCATCACGGCATGTATCCAGGATCGACGTAGCTGCCGGAGTTGCCCTTCCAGATGCCAGCAGCGGACTTGCCCCAGCCCGACAGCGCGTTGCCCATGTTGCCGAATGCGCTCGCGCCACCGGCCCCCGGCGCGAAGCCGGAGATCACCGATCCGCCGAGCCCGCCGAGCCCCTTCATGATCGCGTTGACGCTGTTGGTCTTGTTCGCAGCCGTCGCGTTGCCGTAGTTGATCGCGTTGCCAGCCATCTGTTGCCCGTAGCCCATGCGCGCGTCGCCGAGCCACTGGCCTGCGTTCTGAGCGATCCCGGCTTGCTGGCCTGCGGCCTGCATCCCCATCTGGCCCGCGCCCTGGAGACGGTTCTGCCAGTTGGCGTAGTCCTGATACCCCATGCCCTGCCGTGCCCTGGCGACGGCAAGCGCATTGTATCCGGTGTTGACGCCGCCGCGGGCGTTCGCGGCCCGGTCCATCGCCGTCTGAGCGTGGTTCTGCTCCCAATCGAGGTAGGGATTTCGGGCGTTCTGGTACATCGTGAGAGCGTTCTTGCCGCCCTCGGCACCATTGAGACCGATCGAGTCGTCATAGGCCGACTGAGCGCGCCGCCCGCTCGCCGCCCATGGCTCGTAGTAGCCTGCCGCCTTGTTCGCGTAGTTGGTGTACTGGGTCGCGGCGTCCTGATACCCGTTGGTCAGGTAGTCCTTGGACTGCCCGTAGGCCTTGTCCATGTCCTGCTGCTGGCTCTTGCCAGTCAGCTTGTCGATGAAACCGCCGAACGCGCTCATGGAGCCCTCTTCAGTGCGAGCAACAGGGCCGCGAAGAACTGCAGCCACACCTTGTTCATCGTTCCGTCAGCGTTGAGCACCGGCGTCGATGCGGCTGGCAGCTGCGGGAGGTTCGGTATCGCCATCAGGGCGCCAGCTTCTTTGCGTCGAGGTACGCAGGACCGATCAGGCCCTTGATCACAGCAGCGCTGATCGAGAACTCGAAAGTGCAGCCCTGAGCAGGGATGTGGCCAAGGCGCGTGAACTTGACCCGTTCGATGCGTTCACCCTGCCGCCCAAGCGAAGCGCGGTCCTCCCCGTTCCAGACTTCGCCGCCGTCGAATGACAGCCGCATCATCAGTTCCGGGTTGTCGTCTTGCGTGACCCCGGTGTTCGTGCCGACGCCCATCACCGGCCGCACGTAGAGTGCCGAGGCGTCGAGACGGTTCGGGAACGAATGCACTGGAGGCGTGCGCACGGTCATGACCAGCGGCGCGTTGCCTTCCACAGCCACGTCAGGGCTCATGGTGTAGAGCTTGCCCAACGTCGCATCGCCCGCAATCCATTTCGTGCCGAACTTGGAGACCGTCGAGCACCGCCAGCGCGTGTTACCGTAGCTCTGACGCTCGCTCCAAGTGTTCGTCGTGCGGTTCCAACACCACGTCCAATCAGGCGAACTGATCTGGTAGAAGCTGTGCCCGCGCGCGGCCCATGACGTAGACGTGATCTGCTCCGGCACAGCCGACGCGATGTCCCGTTCCACCGCATGCGTCGAGATGCGCTGCCCGTCGTAGCCTGACATAAGCCGCACCGTGCCGTCATGCGCGATCCATGCAAGCGTGCGGTCGATCTTGGCGACACTGCCAGCAGCGAGGCAGCCGAGTTCGGCGATCGCCACGCGGCCATCCTTGAAGGGGAAATCAACGTCGCCGGTGTCTTTCCACCATTCGGTCGATCGCGTGCCGAACAGCACCACCTCGCCCTCGCGCGTCTCGGCGCGCACGATCTCATCCGGGTTGCTGTCGGCCGTGCCGAAATCGAGTTCATCGATCGTCGTAAAATCATCGATGCCGGTCGTGAACCACCGCCCGTTGCTAACTGGAATGATGCCGTACCCGTCGAGCACGGTGAGCGACGATCCCGGCGGCAGGGTCCAGGCGCTGGACGACGACCCTAATGACGGGTCCGTTAGCGTGGGGTCCGTTAGCGTGGGGTCCGTTAGCGTGGCGCTCGTGCTCGTCGCGCCTGTCACCAATTGGAGCGTATTGGCACCCGTGTCGATCACGTAAAAAAGGCCGGAGGACAAAATGCCAATCTGCGGGACAGCGCGCCGATTCCGCGCCATGTAGACTGGCCCATCGGTCGGAATGCCGCCAATCGTCGTTACGCCGCCGCCCGCGTCCACCCGATACACCTGCCGGCCCGACACGACGTAGAGATAGGCGCCAACCTCGATCATCCCGCGCACGCCAGCGCTTGCCATCGTCGCAAAGTCGGACAGCCCATCGTGCGCCACGATCACGCTCGGGTCCGCCGCTTCATCGCCCAATTGCTCGACGTAGCAGTTGATATGCCGCTCGGCGCCCGCAAGCCCAAACCGCGCACGATTGCTGCCGGTGCCGAGAGAGATCGGGATCGGATCGCTCACCGGCCCCACCTCCGCTCCGGCTCGATCCGCACCACGGGCTCGCGATCGGCCGAGTGTGCGGCTTGGAGCAACACTTGCGACATGCCCATGACGTGAGACACCGCGTCCGCCGCGGGCGAGTAGTCACCCACCAGACGCGCCGCAAGCGAATATCCGACCGTCTCCAGCCACTCTTGCGGGATGTCGAGGCTGTTGCCGATCGCGTCGATATCCTCGAACCGGCGCTGATACGTGAAGCTGATGGTTTCCGCGTTCGGGATAGCCGCGATCACTGGCCAGACGTAGAGCGTGCCGCCGTCGCGTTGCGGGTCGAAGTAGTATTGCGTCGGGATGCCCGTGGTCGTCTTGTAGGGCAGATCGCGGTATTCCTCGCGGGTCATCACTTCCATCGGAAGATCGCGCCCGCTTTGCGTGAACCGCGCCGAGATGATGCGGAACGCCTTGGCCACGTCGCCCGTCGTGTAGGCGGCTTGGTTCGCTACCAGATTGACGCTGCCCTCCGTCGCCCGCCAAAGGTTCGGCCCGGTCATCTGCCACGTCTTGAGCATCAGATTGAGGGACTGAATGCCGTCGCTCATGTCGGCGGCCGATGGCGAGCGCGTCACGCGCAATGTCTCCAGCGCGAACCGCACCACGTCGGCAGCATTGAGCGTGAAGTCCGTCGATCCCGATGTGGTCACAGATCGCTCGCTGTCACGTCGTTGGGTTCGAGAAACGTATCTGGCGCCTCAGGGCGCGGGGACGGCACGGTAATCTTGTCTTTCCGGCCGCGCACGAAGTCCTGGCTGTGCCGGGGCTCCCAATCCGCGCGGCAAACGATCTTGTTGTCCCACCGGCGGCGCGTGTCGGAAGCCCGCACCTTGAACCCGCATTCGTCGCAGATGCGATAGAAATCGCCGCGGCGGTAAAGGTTGCTCATGCGTAAGTGATCGTCACGTCATCAGCGCCGGATGTGACCACGGTAATACCCGTGTCGCACCAGCACCCGAAGTCGAGATAGTAGGGCTTGGTATCGGTCGAGTTGGTGATCGTCGCCACCTTCGTGCCGCTGGCCGCCGTGTTGTTGTAAATCGTGATCGTCGAGCCCGAGACAGGCTTGTTGACGGTCACTCGGATGAGAATTCCGGGCGTCGCCTTGACGGCGGTTGTCGTAGCGCTGGTGATATTCTTCGGTAGAAACCTGCGATCCATCGGACCCTCGTCAGTTGCCGGCGGCAGATCACCCGCCGCCGGTCATGGTCACACGGGCAGAACGACGAAGCGGATGGCCACTTTCACCGTGCCGCCGGTCGCCGCCGAACCGCCGACCTTGCCGTAAACTGGCGTCGCGGCCGTCAACTGCGTGCCGAGCCCGGTGCCCGCCGTGGTCGAAGCAATCGCGCTCCGCGTCACGTCGGCCCGCAACTCGTTGGCGAACAGGTCCGTGGTTCCCGACGTGCCGATATCGACAGTCGGGTTGGTGCCGCCGGTGCCGCCGCCGAACGACACCACGTCCATTGGGATGGCACCGATCGGCAGCGTGCCAAGCAACACCTGCGTGCTGCTCGTCGGGTCGAACGTGGCAATCAGCTTGAGTTCGACGCCCGCAAGCGAGTGTCGCTGGTTGCCGCCGCCGCACGTGATCCCGTTCGGGAAGTTGGTCAGTCTGGTTGCCATGGGCTCACCTCACGCGCCAGGCGTGCCATAGACACCCAGCCAGTCCGTCCAGCCGACCGAGAAACGAACCGTCGCCTTCGCCTTGGCGTTCGCCGAGTCGAAGTCGTTGTCCTGCGCGAACTTGAGCGCGCGCCGCGTGAACCGGGTCAGGCCGTTCGGCACGTTGGTCTTGATGAACCAAGCGTCGGTGTCGGTCAGGTAGTGGTTCACGGTCACGCCATCCGGGAAGATGCCCATGTTCTTGATGGCGTTCAGGTCGTTGTTGGCGGTGCCCGCCTGCAGCGATGACTTGACGATGCGCTCGGCGTTGAAGGCCTCGTTCGGCGCCACGATCAGCTTCCGCGGCATCACGCTGATCTTGAGGCCACGCGAGTTGGTGGCGTTCATGATCTGGATGCAGAGGTCTTCAATCGAGGCTTCCGACAAGTCCGCCGCCGTGGTCAGCACGTTCGACTGGTTGCCCGTCAACGTCGGATGATCTGAGACGATCATTGCCTTGCCGTCGCCGCCGGTATAGCTCGTGTTGAACGCGCGGTTCAGCACGTTGGCAGCCACGATCTCTTCCGTCTGGCGCATCGAGAACGCCAGCGCCTTGGAACGCTTCTTGGAAACCTCCTCGTAGAGGTTGTCCTCCAGCTCCTCCTCGGTGACGATGTAGCCCAGGCCGTAGACGACATGGGTGTATCGCTTGGTGTAGCCCTGCGACTCGGAATCGTAAGACACCGAGCCAGCCTGCGCCTTGACCGGCGCGAGGCCGAAGCCCGTCGTCTGCACGTCCTCCTCGTAGTTCTTGTCGGAAGTCTCCTCGTCGAAGATCATCTTCCACTCGACGGGGTGCTCGTCGTAGGAGCGGCCGAACCACTTGTTGACCCCCAGCCACAGGGCCTTGGGATGATTGCCAGTCGTTATGACGCCAGCCATATCTCGGGTTCTCCTTAGACGCCGGTCTGGTTGCGGAGCGAATGCAGGTTGATCGCAACCAGCACCTTCGCGTTCGCGCCGATCGCGTTATCGACCTTCTGAGAGAAGCCGAGAATGCGAAGCTGCAGCGTGTTCGTGGTCGCCTTGGTCGACGTGTCGAGCTGGACGCCGGACAGGCCGGTCACAGTCGAGCCCGAACCATCGATCCAGTCAGCGTTGAGGCCGACGTCGACCGCCGCGAGCGCGCCGCCAACGGCATCCTCCTGCACCTCGAAAATGAGGTCGGGATCGTCGGCCACGTAAACGTAACGAAGTTCGGAGGCCGCGCGGTACGTGGTCGAGTCGCGCGTCACCGGCTCCACGCCGACGACGGGGCCGAGCATGTAGGCGCCCGAACCGGCCGTTGCCTTGGTCACGGTTGCGATACCATCGGCATCGGCCGAACCCGCAAGAATGACGGGATCACCGAGGTAGAGCGCCGTGCCATCGCTGGCAGGAACGGCGTAACGAGTCGCGGCACCGTTGTAGGGGGCGCCGTTGCGGTGCCGAACCGGGCGCAGCCCGTACGGCGTATTCGCGTTTGGCATGTGGGGTTATCCTCAGGGTGTGTAGGGCTTGCCGCCGGCCGGAGTTCCGATCTGGATACCCCCCATTGGCACGTAGGCACTGGCGCCTTCCTCTGCCGAAAGGCCCTTGGCCCCTGGCGTCGCGCCTCGCCTCAGAACTGCTTCCGTCGCGTCGATCGCCGCCTGTTCCTTGCGTTTGTCGGCCGCGTAGTATTCCTTGAGCTTGCGAACAAGCACTGCCTTTTTGCCCGTCCGCTTGTCCACCACACGCTCCACTTTCGAGCCGATACCGCGATCCTTGGAATCGGGCTCTAGATCGGAACCGTTCACCACGTCCCAATCGTCTTGTTTTGTGAGCTGGTACAAGCGGCCGGGATCGTCGTTGACGAACCGATACTCGTAGTTGGGGTCGATGTTGCCCTGGATCGCCAAGTTTCTGAGGCGGCCCGGTCCCTGATCGTCCCGTCTGCGGCGCTGCGCCCGTTGCTCTTGAACGCGCGCCGATGTCCCGGCCTGTTGCTGCTGTGGCCGGGAAATGCCGTTGACCTGTGCGGTGCTCATTCTGGTGTCAGCCTTGTTCGTAGTAGTCGCGAGCGTACTCGCTGAGGTTCTTGTAGAGACCCTGCGACACGAAACGCTCGCCGGCCTTCCTCACGTCGGCGGGCAGATCGCTGGCTCCCTTGGAGCGAGGCCCAGACGAAGCCGAGACGCGGCTACCGCCTTCGACCATGCCGGGCTGTGCGCCGCCGCCGGACGCGCGAGGCTGCCGCCCGAACTTCTCCGGGAACTTCTCGGCCACGTAGCTGCGCGTGCGCTCCAGGTTTTCTTGCAGGGACAGGCCCGGCATCGAGCGATCGAGTTCGACCGAGTGCTGCCTAGCGACGGCCTGCAACATCGGATCACGGTCGAACCATGGATTCTCCTGCACCCATGCCGTCACCTGAGCCTGAATTTGCGGGCTCATCTGCGGCGGACCGCTCTGCTGCGTCGTCTCGGCAATGTGCTCATCGAACTGGCGCACGGCCTGCGCCTGGTCGCGGCGCAACTGGTCGTAGCGGCCAACGTCGGCGCTCTCGGCCGCGTGGCGCATGAGGCTCTCATACTGGCTGATCAGCTCCTGGCGTTGGCGCTGCACAGCCACTTCCGCCATCTTGGCCACGCGATCGAGCTTGGCATGGGACTCGGCTTCGATCTGCGCCAGCTTGCGCGTCTGGTCGCGAAGGCGCTCGCGGAGGACAGGCAATTCGTTCTCGCCGCGGCGGACGAATTCTGCCGGATCTACCCACTTCTCTTCTGGCCCGCGGAACTCTTCTTTCGGGCGCCAGCCCATGGACCGGGCACGAGACTCGATGTCGTCGTGGCCGCCCTCTTGCGCTTGCGGCGTCGGTGCGGCTTCGCCGGGGATCGCGACGCCAGCGTTGGCTTCGGCCTTCGGCTGTTCCAGGACTTCGGTGTCAGACATGCGCGGCCTCCCGGATGGCCACGATGTCCTTGTCGTTCATCAGCCGGTAATCGGCGCCGTCGTTGCCCTTGACGGTGATCCCGGCGTAGCGGGCAAAAATCACGGTATCGCCGGGACGGGGTTTCCGCGCGGTCGCTGGCCACTCCTCGTACGTGAATGCGAGCGGCGAAAGATCGATCATTTCCCCCTCCATCGAGGCATGCTCGTCGCGCTCGCGCGTCTCGTCGGGCTTGTAGAGCTTGAAGCCGCCCTTCAGTTCAATCTCGCCGCTGTCCTTCCTCGGCCGGATCAAAACCTGGAATTGCGTCGGCTCGATCCCGGTCTTGTTGAAGATCATGCGGGGTAGTGGTGTGACCTTGCCTTTGGTCTTCATTCCAGAACTTCCTCGATTTTCTGTGGTGTCAGGTTCGTGATTTCCTCAAACGCAGCCGCGCGGGCTCGCATCTTCACGAGTTCCAGCGGATCACAGCTTCCTCGGTCGAATGACATCGCGGTCCATTCCTCTCGGGAACGGCCTGCCGCGACCTTGCACACACGCATCACCGCTTCCGTGAGGGGATGGGCCAGCCACTCCTCCCAATCGTCAGCGTCGATTCTCACTGCAGGCCCTCAAGGCCGGGCGGCACGGGCGCGGCCTCGGGCCTCGGCCCCATATTGCCGCCGAGCTGTTGCGCCATCAGCGCCATGTCGTCGGGCGGAATCGCCGCGCCGCCACCTTCCATCATCGGGTCGAACGGCGGCGGGCCACCCATGCCCCCTATGCCCCCTATGCCTTGGGGCGGCATTCCTTGCGGTCCCATCGGCCCAGGCGGCGGCGGCTGCCCCATCGGCGGGCCAGACTGCGTGACCAACAACTCCGGCTGCAGCGGGATCGGAACCGCCATCCCTGACGTTGCCGCGGCCACCACGCCTTCAATCGCCGTTTTCGCAGCTTGCGCGCGCTTCAGTTCAACGCCGGCAATTCCATCTTGCAACGCGACTTCGGCCTCTGGCGGCGGCCCAGGCGGCGGCGGCTTCAGCAGTTCTTCCGGCTTCTCGATCCGAGCGGCCTCGAGCGCGCGCTTTGTCGCCGCGAGGCCGTCGATGAACGGGTTTCCCTTTTCAACCTGTTCCATCACGAACTGCGCTTTCGCCATGCGCTGCATCTCCGTGACCGTGTTCGGGTCGGCCACCGGCAGCACGTCGATGTCATCGTGGTAGTCCTGCGCCACAACCTCGATTGGCTCATCGAGCAGGGCGACATACTTCGCCTGGTTCAGCGTCTCTTTGTTGATGTCGAAGATGAGCCTGTATTCTTCCTTGAGAGCCCGGAAGATGCGCTTGTAGATCGCGGTAAAGACCTTGAGCCCCTGTTCGATCGCGGCCATGGTTGACGTAGCCGTCTGGTTCGTCGGCGTCTCGCCCGTCAGGATGTCCTTGACCGAGGCAATGTCCTTGCCTGCGTTGATCAGGAACTCCAGCAACTGCATGAGCACCGGAGCCGGGCCAGGGTGCTCCAGATGCACGAGCGCCTTGCGGATATCGTCGCCGGTGCCGGGCACGGTCGGATACTGCCCCGGCTTCATCTTGAGCGTGGACTTGCCGAGCTGCAGGCCCGATGCCGCGAACCCGCCGCCCGAGTTCTGCAGCGTGCCGGCGTCCATCATCTGATTGATCGTGGTGTCGATCACGTCCGAGATAGCCTCCAGCAGCTTGCCGAAGCCGATATCGTAGAAACCGCCTTCTGGGTCCGGGATGAACGGTATCTTCACCCAATAGTCACGCCGCGGGATGCGCAGGATTTTGCCGCGCTCCTGATCGACAACGATCTTGTCAACGTCGAAGCACGGCTTGATGCGAACGACCTTCTGCGTTTCCTTGTGAACCGTGACAACCCACGGCTCTTTCACGCCGTCGCTGTCCACGTCCCAGTAACGATGCTGCTCCAGGAACGTGTGCGGGCTGTCGGAGTCGGTGCTGTCGTCGCTGCCGGTCGTGAGTTCGATTTCGCGGAACTTGCCTTCCCGAATGCGTTCCTCGATCTCGTGCGGGTAGAGCTTGAACACGTGCGTGATACGGGGCACGCGACTCAGCGACTTGGCGCCCTGGTTCACGACCACATCGAACGCGCTCGCCAGATCGGACGTGACGCCAGCCTCGCTCGCGTCGTCGGGGTAGACTTTCTTGAAGGCGCACCCGACGATCGGGATTTGATGCAGCGCCGTGTCCATGTCGGATTCCCAATGGGGAATCTCGTAGAGGAGCTGGTAGCTCATGTGCTGCGAAACGCGATCGGCCATCGCTGCCTTGAGCCCAGCAGGATCGCGGCCCATCACCTGACACTTGACGATGCGCGGGCCATCGACGATCGCGGGATAGGCGCGAGCCGCGAACTGCAGCGCCGCGGTCGTGAGCATCGGAAACTTGACGTTCGACGCGCCGTCCCACGGGTAGGACTTTGATTCGACCTTCTGCCGGGCAATGTCCATGGCCCGGCGTGCGGACTTCTCCCAATCCGCGCGGCTGTCTTCGTCGATCCTGAACTCGCGCACGACGATCGAGCCGAGTTTGCCCAACTCCTCATCCGTCACCGCGTCGGCGACGTTCGGCATCTTGGCGAGCTTCATGAGCAGCATCGCCTGCTGCTTGAGCTTGGTGACGCTCTCGGGCTCCGGTGGCGCCAGCGGGAACGGGATCACCTCGCCGTAATGCGGCGCCTCGCCCATCTCACCCATCGGCCCGTGCTCGTAGCCGGCGGGCTCTGGCTCATCCATCATCGGTTGGCCGTAGGAGGCCAGGGGAGACATCCCGAAGGGGCTCATCAGTAGCCGGTCGTCCTGTTGCCGATGCTGCGGCGCGCATCTTCCTCATCGTCAAACGACGGCGCCGTGCGCGCGACCCGCATTCCGCTCATGACCAGATACCGGCTGGCGTCCATAAGATGGTCGTTCTCCTTGACGATCTTGCCGTTTTCGTCACGGCGATAAATGCGAAACTCGCTCAGCCAGTTGCGGAGCGTTCGGAACACCTTCAAGCGGCCGGACACGAGGCGCTGGTAGATCGCGTGGATTCCCGCCTCTACCGCGTTCTCGGCGTCGATCAGATGTAGGCCCAGCTTTTCGTATTCCCGCCGCAGCGACTTGCCGTCCACTTGGCTCGCGCCGGCTGAGGCCGGATCAATCGCGCCCATCAGCCAGGGCTCGACCGCGTTGATCGAGGATGCGTGCACCGCGGGAGCCGCCTGCCCCATGTAGTGCTCGCGGTAGAGGTAGATGCAGTCTGCCGTCCGATCCCATGCGCCCCAAATGCAAGCCGTGCGGTTCCAGCCAACGTCGAGGCCGTAAGCGCGCGGCCAGAACTCCGGCAGGTCGAACGGCTCAACCGTGATCGCGCCCTCGGGAACCGGATAGATGACGCCAGCGCCCATGACGGGGATGCCCTTCGTGCGGGCGTCCCGCATGTGGGGTTCCATGCCGTCGAGGAGTTCCTGCTTGGTCTTGGCCGAGAGGTGAGGGACATCATCCCATGTGGCCTGGACGCAGAGGCGTGAAATTTTATTCCTCGTGGTCTGGTGTTTTGCCGGGGAAACCCGACACTCTACGAAACGTCATTCTATTGCGGCGCCAAATGCGGGAGGAATTTTAGCGCCACCTTAGACAGTCCAAGCAGCGGTGTGAACGTGTTGATCATCGAGCCGCTGTCTTCTCCGGGCACGGTCGCCGTCAGGCGCAGCAACATTTCCTCGTAAACGTCGATCGGCGGTTCCTCGTCGAACCAGCCAAGGTCTTTCTTCGTGCCCTGGAACGTCCGGCGGCCCTGGTCGTAGCTCTTGAACTGCAGGATCGAACGCCCGCCGCTCGTGTGCTGAACCGTGACCGTCTCGACGCCGCCCGGCGTGCCCTGCATCGAACTCGGCTCTCCGATGATGCACTCGCCGGGGATCAATCCCGTTCCCAGTTCTCCACTTTTGCCCTCAGCGCCGATCCCGAGCATCGCCTGCTGGATGATGTCTCGTGTCGTCGCCCGTGTGTCGCCGGCTGCCCATGCCGAGATCGGTCTGTCCCACCTGCGTCCTGGCCACCAATCCGGGTAGAGCCCCGTCAGATGCAGCGCCGTCTCGTATCCGCCGACGCCCCACGTCTTGCCCACGCGGTTGGCTGCCATCATGCAGCGTTCCATGTGGTCCTTGCCGCCCGCGAAGAACTCCAAGTGCTTCGGGTAGAGGTGGCGAGCAAGCGGCCCGTCGTCGGGGTACAGGTCGAAGAGCTTACGCCGCCTCTTCCGGCGATCCTTTTCCTCCAGCAGGGACAGCAACTCCCGCTTTTCCGAGGAGGAAAGCGATGCGAGATTCAAGCTGGTCATCGGGCATCTTCACGTTGAGATCGCCGTCGAGGGTGAGCTTGTCACCGTAGCGCTTGGGGTCGAGCTTCGAAGCGGCCCATTTGCGGGCGTCGATCCGGTTCCGAGCCTTGGCCGCGTCCGTTTCCGTGTCCGAAATGTCGATGATCTCTTCGGCCAAAAACTCGGCGCGTTCTTCGCGCGCACGCGCGTATCGGTCACGCAGCCAAGTGTATTCATTGACCCATCGCCAGAAGCTGTTTTTGCTCGGCATATCAGGGTCATCACACACGGAGTTGAGCGAGCGACCAGTAGCCACCCGCTTGCAGACCTCTTCGGCGACCTCTAGTGAGTATTCTACCCCTTGCTTCACGTGAGACCTTTAGGCTGCACCATTGAGGCTACGGGCTTCCGGGAAGAGGTTGCGGTATTCCGGGGTCTGCAGCCACTTCTCAAGTCGAGGGTCGACAACATATTCCTTCGTGTGGTGGACCACGGGCATCAGAGCCGAATTCGGCGGGACGCTCGGGGGCATGGGTGCCGGCATGGGACGGGGATCGATGGGGGGGAGGGAGGCTTCCACTCGACGGCGATTGCCGAGGAATATCCCAACAGGCGCCATGATCAGGAGGGCGAGCGACCCTAGGCCGGCGCTGCCGAGCGTCGCGTATCGCAGAGCGATATCGTCCGCAGCAACGGCATCCTCGGGCTTGGCGCCCCACATCAGCTTGGCGATTTGAGCCGTCGTCTCGGCAACCGAAAGGTTGAGCGACGATTTGTGCTCGGTCTTGTCGGCCTTCTCGCGAGCGGCAGCGATCACGCGCTCAGTCGCGTCGATGCGCTGCTTGAGGTCCGCCATCTGCTCCGCAGCGGCGATGCGATCGTTTACGATCTTGCGTTCGTTCTGCAGCTTCTCGCACTCGGCCTTGCAGCCTGAGGCTCGGCCGCGCTTCCCTGCGATCTCGTCGGCGATGCGCTTGTCGAGCGTGGCGCGCTCATCCCGCAGCGCTTCCGCTTTGACGGTCGCTGCCCACGGGGCCTGCGATTGCAGGTCGGCAAGCTGCTTCTGCCACATGACGAGGTTGGTCTTCGCCTCCTTCACGCCGTCCTGAGCGCCGTCATACTTGGCGTTCTGAACGCGGGTCATCTGCACCTCGCCCGTGCGCATGCCGGCGGAGTAGGTCAACTGCTGTTCGTAGGCTTTGACACCGATCGGGATGCACAGGAGGCCGACGACGACGGCGGAAACCCAGCGCCCTTGCTCGAATTCGTCGTATGCGGCTTCGGGGAGGCAGGCGAAGCCGATTGCCAATGTCGCGTATCCAACACCGTGCCAGAACGTTGCCTGGGCACTGCCGGCAAGAAACCCGATGGCCATATCGACAACCATGCAAGTCACGCCGACGACGATCCAGAACTTGCCCATTGGCGTGTATCCGGAAAGACGCTTACGCACCCATCCGGCGATGGCGATTTCACGCTTCGGCTGCGGGGTCATGCTACCTCCGATGCGGTCCATGGAGTGGTGAGTTGTCGAGGGCGCCGCGATAGCGGGCGTGCCATCCGCGGTAATATTCTGACTTCGCACATTGAATGCGTTCGGCCCTCAGCTGCTTTGCGCACTTGAGGGCGAGACGTTGCATGGATGGTGTCGGGTCGTCGGATTCGAGCGCGACTTGGCGCTCGGCGTCGCGGAACATCAGCGTTTTGGCATAGCTTTAGAATTGGCTCCCGATGGATGGTCGGGGCAGGGGCGTCCTCAACGTCCTGACATACAGTCTTCGCAAACAGCAGCGCAATCAGGCGGGACGCTCGTCCGAATGTGGCAATACGGTGATTTGGTGGGTGTCGTCAATACGACCACTAGCGTTAGTGGTTGCGTGAGTCTTTTGAGTAACAAGACTGACCTATCCCCTCTTCAATATGGCATCCGCAATAAGCCGCCCGACTGCTGGTTCGCCGATTTTTTCGGCCGCCTGATTGGAAATCACGGCGCACGCCTCGCGCTCGGCTGCAACGGCCTCATCTATCCTGTTGCGCAAGAAGGGGTTGTCGGCGACGCCAGGAGTGGGCCATTCGCCGAAGTGCTCAAGTGCCTGCTTGCGCCAAATGTCAAGCACGGTGACGGCATCCGCCGCGTCGTCGTTCGGGTCGTTCTCGATAAGCGCCCGGATGTGGGTGCGAAGCCATTCGATTTCGTCCGTCGCATCCTGCAACAAGTCTTGCTGAACCGTGATCCGACCGCCCCAGCCCTTGAGCTTGTCCACGATGTCGAAGTTTTTGCTCATCGGGGCGATGTCGGCAACTTGGCTCATGTGAGCGGCGATATCGGTCGTTGCGTCGATCTCGTATTTTCGCGCCATAGCGGCCTCGTTCTCAAGGTTTGCGGTAGACGGGAAATGCGTGCGACGGAGCGTCCTCGCGGCGCAGCGAAAATTCGTAACGCTCGTTGCTCTGGTCATACCAAAACCAAGCGAACGGTGTGTCAGTAGACATGCTGTCGGACATCTGGGCTCACTCCGCGTCTTCGCGCATCACTCCCGATGCGCTAGGGTTGTGCGGCATCATCAGCGTCCCTACTGATTGCAGCTGGCAAACATGCACGGTCCGGCCGAGCGTTTCGGATGCCAGCCTACGCGCCCGATCCTTCGCCATGTCTTTGTTGTAGAGTTTGTCCGGCCAGTCCATACCGTCATGCCATACGAACCAATATCCATCCAATGCTCGGCGTTCCATCTAGGGGCTTCCTCTACAAATCAGCGGGGCCAATCGATGCAGCCAAAATACTGGCCGCGTTGCTCGTCTGCTGCGATGAAAACGCAAATATCGCCGCTTGACGGTCGCGTCAAGAGTCTTGTTGACATTTGTGTAAAAGTCTATAATGTGCCACCACATGGACATGACGCGACACAAGAAGATGGTCAGCTACGCGCTTGACCCCGCGATCCTTCGGCGACTCGACGAATGGCGAGCGCGCCAAGACCCGGCGCCGTCTAAAACGGCAATCATCGAATCCGCTCTGCGAGATTGGCTTGACGGTCGGGAGTCAAAGGAGAAGCGCCGTGGCTAGAGATACTAATTGCAACGAGTGAATGAGGAGTCCGGGCCATGGACGATGACTGCCGACGCCCGCGATGCGGTTGTTCTCTAAAGCTGGATCGCATCGAGCGGCTATCCGGACTCATCATCACGTTCATGACAAGCGACCGCGCAGCCGGCGTGAAGATGACCCTGGACGAAAGCGCGATGACGCTTCACGACGACGATAGCAACTGGGGGTTTGACCCCAGAGAGTTGGCGGCGCTCATCGTCGAGACGGAGAAGTGAGCGGTACAGGGATCGAGCCCTCGCAGAGTGGGTCCGCGAGAATGAGCGTCAGTGGTATTTGCGATACCCGCCGAAGCAATCATAGGGCACGAATTCTTGAGGTTCTCAAGCGCGAGCATTCGACCGATGCCAGCCAGAGCACTTTTCGACGTGCCGGCATCGGCAAGGCATCGGGCTGACCGATCTTGGTGTGTGACTGACCGATCTTGGCGGATGCCGACAGTCATCCGCCAGCGCACAACGTTGTCCGTCGACGCTGATTTGCAGCGCTCGCCACCAAATCACTGGAGGCACGATGGACACGCAAGCCGTGGAACCCGCACCGATCGCCTACCGTATGCCCGACGCTTCGAAGGCAGCCGGGATCAGCAAGGCGAAGCTCTATGAAGAGATCGCAGCAGGTCGCCTCAAGGCGATCAAGAAAGCTGGCCGCAGGCTGATCCTGCGGACGGACCTCGAAGCCTATCTTCGCGCCGCCTGAAACGAGTTGCGGCCCGCCGGTGACCAGCCGGGAGCCGCAGAAACTCACGTCAGCAATCGCCAAATCACCGACCGCTTCGATGTAGCGTAATCGCCGGATGCTTTCAACCGGCTGGCGGGTCTCTGAAAGACCCACATGCAAAATCCAGCAAACTCTCCACCACCCGCAATACTTCGCATCGTCGCTACCTGACGACCTTGCGCGGTCGACCTTGGGAAGACACGCAATGATGGTGGGGACGGCAGGGATTGAACCTGCGAACCCCTCGCATGTCAAGCGAGTGCTCTACCACTGAGCTACGTCCCCATCCTGTCAGGTTACGAAAACCTCGTGACCCCACCTAACCTCCTGAATCCGCGCGCCCGGCCACTACCATGTCAAGGTATGGCTTGCTGGATTCATGAGGTTTTTTCCGGTGCAGATAGGCCATGTTCTGGGTGCTGTGCGCGCTTGGTTCGCGATTCGGTGCACGGCGAGAGGTTTTGCGAACCGGAGAGCACTACCTTGCCAACTTGCTCCCGAGTCATGACTTCAGATAAGCTACAAGATCATCGTGTAAAATGAGCCGGCGACCGCCTTTTTCACTGATCTCAGTTTGCCATCGGCGATCTCTTGGTACAGCTTCGCCTTGCTGATTCCTGACACCTTCACGGCTTCTTTCATCCGGTATGCGAGGGGGACGAATTCGATCACGTTCTTTGCGTGCTGGCTCATGCTCAGACCTTCTCGTAACCGTTCACGACAAACCAGTAGTTTGCGGCCTCCCGAAGAATTGCCCACATTGTCGTGTGCCGCTCGTGCGCAGCGTCACGCAGTTGCTCATGCATCTTTTTGTCCATCATGACAGAAAAGCTGACGAGCCCGTCGCGGACCTTCGGCGAAAGCGTCAAACCGACTTCAGGCGCTTCAATGATGGCGTTCTCTTTGACCATTGCAAGGATGGCGGCGGCCTTCTTGGCCGTCTCGACTTGCTCCTTGTCAGCCTCATTTTTTGCAGCCTCCGCAGACTTTCGGCTGCGTTCCTCGGCTTGCTGCTCCCATTGTCGTTGCCGGTCCTGAGCCTCCTGGCGTTCCCGTATCGCGTTCGGGTGCGCCTTTCGGATAATAGCGTCAATCGAGGCGCCGCTAGCCGCTAGTTCTTTTTCAAAATTGCGCTCGGGGACACCGGCTAGCTTGATCAACTGTATAATGCGGCTATCCGACAACATCGATGTGGCATCGACTCCTAGCTCATCCCTGACCTTTTGAGCCATGGCCTTCTGTGTCGAACATTTAGACACATCGACTCTAGACACGATTTCGGCCATTCGCCTCCAAGCGCGCAGCCTGATTTCCTCTAACTGACGTACGGCCTCTCGGTCATTCACCTGCTGATAGTAAGTTGCCATTGCCGCCGCGACGCTCTGCGCCTTCATGCAGTCGTCTATAGATACACAGTCAGCAATGGCCTTCCTCATTTTGTTGTATGTCGACGGCGAAAACGTGCGGTCCCCATCCGCCACGACAATTTCAGTGCTCTCGCTCATACCTTCCTCGCCTTTCTGGTCTTGATGTCGTCTGCGATGGTCATAGGCGCTTCCTCGTCATCATCCCACTTTCCTCCTCAGATCGAGGCTCACGGCCTCATCAGCAGTACGCCACCGCAAACCGAAACGTCCTCTTGAAATCGTCGAGTGATTGCACCTCGTAAACCAACATGTGCGTGTCGCCAAACCGGATGCAAGCTCCCCTCACCCCTAGAGGTACTTTTACCGGGTAGAAATAAGCGTCGCCGCGCACGTCGAACAGCTGATTTGCCAGCGTCGTCATGGCCGGTCTGAGGTACTTCTTTGACAATTCCTCTAGCGGCATGGCCGCGTCGGCGCCTGACAATTCGACATCGACCCAATGCGTCGGCTTTTTCGGTCTTGGCGCGACCTTCCAGACTTCATGGAAGCTCACGTGCGCTAATTTGCACAGAATGTCGTTGGTAATAGTCGAGTTGGCCATCACCCTATCCTTCTTCGTAAATCGAGGCTCACGGCCTCAGATGCCGTTCGCAGGTAATCCGGCGCGAACTTGCCGTAGACCTTCCACGTCGTTCTTGGGCTGCTGTGGCCGAGATAGCGGGCGACCTGCTCGATCGGCGTCCCGGCCATCACCATCCAGCTTGCCGCGGTGCGCCGCAGATCGTGCGGGGTCGCGTGCTCGATGCCGGCGCGGGAGAGTGTTGCCGCCCATGCGGTCTTGATGCTGGCGACCCGACCTTGCGCGTACTCGATGACGTAGGGTGTAAGACTTGCGCCCTTGGCCGATGTCAGGGCGGCAAGGGCCATGTCGTTGATGGGGACGGTGGCGCGGCCCTTAGAGGTCCGGTCGAGCGTCGGGTCGTCGAGATAGATCAGCCGGCGGTCCAAATCGACGCGGGCCCAGGTCAGGCCAAGGATCGCCTCTTTGCGGCCGGCGGTGGCCAGGGCGAGGATGATGAAAAGGCGAAGGTGCGGGGACACTGCGGCGTCGATCAGGCTGCGAACCTCGTCTTCGGTCAGCCAGCGCTCGCGGGCGCGGGGCTCGACCGGCAGCCAGACTTGCGGGGCTTCCGGGATCATCTTGTTTGCCGCGCCCCAGATCAGGGCGGTTCGCAGCCGGCGAAGCTCGGTGAGGATGGTGGCTTCCGCAATCCCGGCGGCCCGGCGGGCATCGGCATAGTCCCGGCAGAGTTGCTTCGTGACTTTGCTGGCGGATAGGCCCGCGAACGTTGTTCTGAGCGCCCGCCAGTTGAATTTAAGGATGGGGACGGACTTGCGCCCCTCAAGCTCGCGATCGGCGATGTAAGCGTCCCAAACGGCTTGCACGGTGGTGGCGGGGCCGGCCTGGACTACGGCTTGGCCGCGAGCGAAGCGCTCAAGAGCCCGTTTCGCCTCTTCCTGGGTGGAAGCGTGGAGATCGTAGCGCCGTCGTGTTCGGCCTTCTCGCCACGTGACGACCCATCGTCCTTTGAGCCGACCGAGGCTGTACTTCCCGACGCTGTAGAGCTTGCTTTGAGCCATGCCGCCGCATCCGCCGTCTTGATCCTGAGTTCCCGGCCGAGTCGGAAGGCGGGGAGAGACCCGTCATTGATGGCACGGCGAACCTTGGTCGCGGAACACCGAAAGGCGGTTGCGACCTCTTGTGCTGTGCAGATGGGACGGGCAGGAAGGCCGAAGTCTTCCGGTGCCGCTCCCTCTTCGAGGGTCAGGATGGGGGCGGTCATGCTGGAACTTCATTTGCAAGAATGCGAGCCACTTCATCTGGATCGGGGTCGCCCGGAAGCTCCATCCAATGCGTTGCCCATGCGTGGTGGCCCCCAAGGCTTGTGTGCGCCCATCCGATTTCGATACGTTTTCGGTTCGTCACGTCCCGGTGCGGGCAGAACAGCAGAACCACTCGATCGACGATTTCCTTTTCATCCGTCGTCGACAGCGGTCTCCATTTATTGCTCATGCGTCCCTCATCGACCTGGTCCAGGGGTCAATTCGATCGCTCAGGATCGAAATCCTTGCCGCCTTCGTGCTCCATCCCCCATTTGTCGCGCATCGTCTTCGCAAGGTGTGAGACGAGACCGAGCGTGTTCATGGCGCAGTCGCCCATCTGACGGTTCATTTCCTCTCTCCGAAGAACAGGACGCGAAGCCAGGCGAAGAACCCGAGGCGGGGAGGACGGGGCTGCCAGAGGTGGCCTCGCCTTCCACAGGCCGCAACATCGCTCATTCGCTCAAAAATAAGGTCTCTGCCGGTCGCGCCGCACACGGCATCGCTACTGATCTTTGCGCGATAGATATGCCTGCACTCCGAACATGCTCGTTTCTGCGGCTCTGCCTGAGAGGTCGCAAGGTCTATGGGTTTGTTGGTCATGCTGCCCTCACGTTGGCTTTCCAGTGCGTGCAGCCGGTCCAGTCGCTCGGGAGCATCCGGCTGAAACGCTCGTTCTCCACGGCAGCCCACGGCTTCGATTTATCAGGAACCGTAATTGATCGACATTCCCCGTAGGATTCACCCATCGATTTAAAAAAGGGGCACTCTTTGCAGGTGCCTGGATGAACCGGCCCGGCTTTGCCAATGTCATGCATCACCAAAACCTCTCGGCAGCAATCTCGTGCAGCTTCGCGTAAACGTAACCGAGAACCAGTCCCGCCCCATACAGATCAGCGTTGAATGACGATCCAAATACGTATCTCGCGGCGATAAACAACGTCATCACCGCAATAAAATTAGCCAGCGCCCACCAGATATTTTTCATGGTTTCACCCTGTTTTGCTCACGGCGCGCATGATCTTGGGGAGGCTCATGCGGCGACCTTGAACATGCTGCGAAGTTCGGCGACCTCTTTCTCGATCTCGGCAAGAAACAGCCTGACGGCCAACTCCAACGCCGTTATCGTTTCAACGTCGCGGTGCACGCGAATGACCTTGATGCACATCTCGGGGGGGAGTCTGTCATCGTAGCTGATAAAGTCGCACCACGCGCGGCCGGTGCAGGCAAGTTGCCACTGGATTTGCTTGGCATAATCGGCTTCGATCGCGCCGCCCTTGAGCATGCGAATGTGCTCCTTGGAATGCGGACATTTGATCTCGATCAGACCGTCATCGAGCACGAGGCGATCAGGCGAGCACCCGGCCATTTCGATCGTCGGATGCAGCACGAACCCGACGCGCTCAGGCTGCACGTCGTTGATGAACCCGTAATAGGCGCGGGCCTTGTCCTCGGTCTCGATCCCGCGCTGCATGGCCGTCGAGACGTATCCGTCGGTTGCAACGAACCCGGATAGGCGCTCTGCGATCAACTCGCCCTTATATGTCTCGCGCATCGCTGATGGGCCGTTCTTCGTCTGGCGTACTACGTCGGCCACGCGGCTGGAGGTCACGCGGCCGGCACGGGCTGCATGCCATTCAGGTGAGCCCTGCTCGCAATCGATGACCTTCACGAGCGCTTCCCCTTCTTTGCGAGGAGCATCGAGCGAGCCTTCGCGAATTGCGCCGCTGGGATATCCGACAGGCTTTCGAAGTTGCAGAACTCGAGAAACTTGGTGATGTCGGTTTTCGTCTCGGCGATGAGCTTCTGAAGCTCGGCGACTTGCTCATCGCTGATGAACTCGGCAAGCGCCTGCCCGGCGGCTTTCCCGTCGTCGTCCTCACCCTTGGTCGTGATGTTGAGGATCGCGGTGCCTGCGTAGCGCTTGCCGTAGCTAAGCGCCGATCCCCATCCCTGCACGTTGTTTTTCGATCCGGTGGAATCGATCGGAGACGAAAAAGGCGTCTCTTCACGATGGCCGTCACAGTGCGCAAGGATGGCTGTCGTTGTCAGACGCGACTCTGTTTGCGCGATGCGGAACGAGATCCCAAACCCGTACTTGGCCAAGATCGGCTTGATAAGCCGGTTCGTATCGTCCCACAACGCATAGGGCGTGCTTTGAATAATCCTCTCGGTGCCCTTTTCCTTGATGATGATTTTTCCGCGCTTGTCGATCTCAGGCAGCTCCGGCTGCATCGCTGCGAATGCGGCATCATACGCCGCCCTCGCATTCCGCGCCGATGCCCTCTCATACATCGCGAACATTCGTTCAATGCGCTCGATGTCGATGCCAGGGTCAGCGGCGGCGCGCTCGATCATCGAGATAAGCGCTGCGGCTTCGCTCGCTGCCTGTCCCGGCAGCCGCGCTACATGCCGAGCAACCGCGCCCCCATTGGGAGCGCGTACAGCATTACCGCCAGTATCACCCCCATAATGAAGCACGCCGCTGCCAGCAGGCACAACGCCGCTGCCGTCGCCGTTCGCTCGATGAATTTGTGGATGAGAGACATTTGCCGCCTGTTCCATGTGCCGCGTCCTTTTGAATTGCAGAGTGCCGGTTCACATCGCCCGAGGAAGGTTGACACCCTAGCCGTCCGACCGGAACGACCCCTCCCTCCGCCTGCAAACTCGTTGTTTCAAAACAGGATTATTCCGGCCGCGATCAGCGATGCCGCAATGATCGAGACAACCACGTCGCCGAATGAGATCGATTTGACCGCTTCGGCAAAGTCGTCGAGTTGCTGCTCATCCATGGCGTCAAGGCCTCCGCATCTTTCCTGCCGTTCGGAACGTGCGCGGACTAGCGCCGAACTTGCGCGGCACTCGCTCCTCTGATGGCTTTATTCTGGCGTCGCGTTCGGATGCTGCGATCAGCATCCGCAAGGCGAGTTGAAGCGTTCGGCGCGTGCCTTCGTGCATGCGCTCCAGAGTTTCAAATTCCCGAAGGCGCATCAGCGCCGCGTGCGCTTCGTCCCAATTGTTGTCGATCCACTCGGCTGTCGTGATGACTGACTGTGTTTGCATGGTGCCTACTCGCTGACGTGATGAGAGATTGCGGAGCGGGCCTTACCCCGCTCGACCCGCTCCGCTGACCATCCCAGCCCTCCGGGATGGTGTTGGG